ACTGGCCAAACCATGCTCCAAAAGCGCTTTTCGAACGGAACCATCGTAAATTTCGTCGGGACCAACGCGCCGGGTGAGCTGGCATCGCGACCTGTGAAATATCTTCTAGCTGACGAGGTTGACCGATTTGCGCTGTCTGCTGGCAAGGAGGGATCTCCGCTGGAGCTTGCCAAAAAGCGGACAAACAGCTTTCGCGGCAATGGCCGGAAGATACTGGTCACCTCCACGCCGACGCTGGCAGGGGCATCGGAGATTCAGCGCCACTGGGATGCCTCGGACCAGCGCAGGTACTTCTGCCAGTGCCCGCATTGCTACGATGAGCATGAGATGCTGTTCGAGACCATCGAGTATGACGATGATGATCACACGACGGCAAGGTATCCTTGCCCCGCCTGCGGTGCTTGTTGGTCCGAGGCTGACCGCCTGAAGGCCATTTCTGCCGGCAAGTGGGTTGTCACACGGCCAGAGATCAAGGGGCATGCGGGTTTTCACGCGAACGCCCTGCTGTCCCCGTGGGTCGGTCAATTTGACTATGCGGTCAAGGAGTTCCTCGAGTCTCGTGGGAAGCCTGAGCTAGAGCGGGTGTTCACGAACACGTACCTCGGCATTCCATTCAGCTCCGATGACCTAGCGCTCGAGGAAAGCCAGATCATAGAGCGGATGGAGGACTTCGGTCTTGATATGATCCCCGCTGATGTTCTGCTGATCACTGGCGGTGTCGACATCCAGCGGGATCGAATAGAGCTGACGACGGTGGGCTGGAGTGAGCACCAGATCTACATTTTGAGCCATGAGTTGATATACGGCGATACGACGGGTGTCAGGGTCTGGTCTGACCTGAGAGAGGCTCTGGGGCGCAAATTTCAGCACTCTCTGGGGAACAAGATCGGATATGACGCGGCGGCGGTGGACTCCGGCTATCTCACTCAAACCGTTATGGATTTCGCTGTGGACAATTCCCATATGGGTGTCTTCGCAATCAAGGGTGTCTCTGGTGAGCGCCTGATCTGGGAGAAGTCAAAGCAGAAGCGAAAGGGCAGCGAGAAGCTGTTCCTTGTGGGTGTGGACGACGCTAAGACGCAGATCATGGAACGCTTGAAGAAGACGGACACGGATGACGTCGGCTACGTGCATGTCTCCGATCAGGGTGTCTATTCGGCAGAGTTCGCCAAGCAGTTGTTGTCCGAGTATCGAGATATTACATTTGTCGCTAACCGCCCGGTCCTGAAGTGGACGCGCAAATCGACCGGACACCGCGCAGAGGTGCTCGACTGCTTCGTGTACGCCTTAGCTGTGCGATCCACTCTCAAGCCCAACTGGGAGACGCGGCGGCGGAATTTGACGCGGGTCGCGAAGGAAGAGGACGATGGCTCGGACGACTGGCATACTTTCTGATATGCCATTTTGGCTAAGCGGTCTGGAAAAGCAGGACGTACGCACTTAAATCACTGCAGAGCGCCAAGGGGCAAATATGCACACAGATTCACAAAGCACAGAGCCCACGGCGCTCACTGATATCCCAGAGCAGCAGGCAGGCTACCATGCGGGGCAGGACCCCGATGCGTCTGCCGCGCTCGACCTTTCCTGCTGGGCACCAGCGGCGGGCTCTGCCAATCGGGACATCATCCCGTCGAAGGACCTGATCGAGGGCAGGGCGCTGGATGTAACCCAAAATGACGGGTACATAGCTGGTTCTCTGCAATATCACGTAGATCACGCCATCGGTCTCGGCCTCAAGCTCTCCCTACGCCCTGACATCGCGTCACTCGGTCAGGATGAGAACTGGGGCGCGGCATTCTCGAATGAGCTGGAGACGGCATTCAAGCTTTGGACCGAGTCAACGCAGAACCACGTCGACGTGACTGGCGTAAATGACTGGTCATCGATTCAGGCGGTGGCCTACCGGTCCCTGCTGATCCACGGAGAGGTTCTGGCGTCTTACGAGCCGCGCAGGAACTCCAAGGGGAACTACATCACCAAGATCCGGCTGATCGACCCAGCACGGCTGAGCGACCCCGGCAACGGATTCAATCTGACCGGCAAGGACGTGCGTGGCGGGATCGAGTACGACGCAGACGGCCGTCCGATTGCGTATTATATTTCCAACAAGCACCCCAACGATTTCTCCTCGCGCACGAAGCGCCGCGACATCAGGATGACGTGGACTCGTTACCCTGCATTCGGCCAGAACGGCCGGCGCAAGATCTTCCACAGCTTTGACCCCTTGAGGCCCGAGCAGAGCCGGGGTGTGACTATTTTTGCCTCTGTGCTGCGTGCGGTGAAAATGGTGGACAAGGTTCAGGATGCCACGCTCCAAGCGGCCCTACTGCAGACCGTGTTCGCCATCGTCGTCAAGTCAGAGGCAGACTGGTCTCAGATCATGGAAGTCATGGGCGCAGGCGGTGCCGAGCAGGATGCGAAAAAGACACTTCAGGATTTCGTGAAGATGCGCGGCGAGTATTACACGCGCAACGGCATCGATGTGAATGGGGCTAAGGCGATCCACCTTCTGCCAGATGAGACTCTCGAGATCAAAGAGGCCAAAGCTGCCAATCCAGAGATCGGTCAGTTCTTGGATTCCATGCGGGAAGAGATCGCACGCGGACAGAACATGTCCACTGAGCAATTCACCGGCAATTTTGGCAAGATCAATTTCTCTGCTGCGCGGATGTCCAGCATCCAATCCAACAAAGCCCACGCTGGTCGCCGTAAGCGCGTCATGGCCCCGTTCTGCGGATGGGTATTCGCTCTGTTTGCTGAGGAGTATTTCCTGCGCAATCCGTCCGCGCTGCCCCCACGGATCGACTTTTACGGCTTCAGGGACGCTCTCCTCAAGGCTGACTGGCAAGGCCCCCCTATGGTCGATGCCGACCCTGAGAAGACGGCTAAGGCGGCGGCAAAGCGCATCGAGGGTGGCTACACCACGATGGAGTATGAGTGCCAGTTGCTCGGCCTCGATTGGGAGGAAGTTCTGACGCAGCAGGCTCGTGAGCTCGAGTCCAAGAAGGCTCTTGGCCTGTTTGAGTTGCAATCTGAAAACGCGGCCTCGATGTTGCCGCCAGTACCAGAGACCCCGCCGAATGGCACGTCCAGTAATGATCGATAACTCGCGCTGCGCGACACCAGCGACGTCAAGCTGCAACGAAACGCTGCACATGCTCTACAACGCATACCTCAAACTGGTGAGCGGGACGAACACCGTGCAGGTGCAGTCGAGCGACTTCAGGCGGGTCGAGTACGGGCCGGGTGACCTCAAGGCGCTGAGGGCGACGTACAACGATCTGTGGGACGCCTGCGGTGCGGGGTCGGGCCTGCCAAGGCTCAAGGTTGGCGGTGCCCAGCGCGGCGGGCCAGCAAGAATGGGTTGCTAACACCTTGCGCGGTTAAACTTTCGCTCTTATCTGTGCCAGTGTGGAAAGACAATAGGTCAAAATGTTAAAGCCAAACATCGCCAGCTTACTTTTGAACCAGCCGCTGCTGGTGACTCCAGAGCACGCAGAGACGCTGCTTGCCATTCTGGGGAACGATATTGGCGTGGATGCGGCAGGCATGGTGATCGGTAGCGGCGGGGAACGCTCCGCCGATGTGAACACTGCTGCTGGCGGCACGATGGTCATACCTGTTGTCGGCAGTCTGACGCATCGGTCTATGGGCCTGAGTGCGCAATCTGGCCTCCCAAGTTATTCATCGCTGCAGGCACAAGTCGAAGAGGGCCTGAGCGACAGTTCAGTGCGATCCATTCTGCTGGACTTCAGCTCACCCGGCGGTCTTGTCGCTGGTGCCTTCGATTTCCGAGATTGGCTTATGGCCCAGCGCGGTCGCAAGCCGATGATGGCAATCGCCCGAGACCAAATGGCGTCTGCGGCGTATCTGATCGGCTCGGCCACCGACCGCGTGATCACAACCCAGACGGCTGGGGTTGGGTCCATCGGCGTGGTCATGGCCCACATGGACAACTCCAAGAAGCTGGAGATGGAGGGCGTCAAGCCGACGTTCATCTACGCTGGGGCGCGTAAAATCGATGGCAACTCTGCGGAACCATTGAGCGCCGACGTTAGGGCTGAACTCCAACAGGAGATCAATCAGTCCTACGAGATGTTCGTAGGAGCTGTTTCTGAATCGCGCGGCATCTCTGCTGACGCAATACGAGCGACTGAAGCCAGAATGTATTCTGGTGCCGCAGCCGTGAAGGCGGGGCTGGCCGATGCGGTCGGCACCCTTTCATCCACCCTTGAGAGTTTCGCCGCCGATGGGCCGCGCTCCTACCCCTCAATGTCTATTCCAGAAGGAAACGGTATGACAGAAGAAGAAAT